GATTATGAACTTTCTGCAGAAAAGTTAAATTTATTGTATTGTGCGATTATTGATTTTACTGAATCAATAAAAATCGCATAACATACATTATTTACATAAATATATTGGTACTATTTTATTAGAAAGGTGGTTTTTATGTCTAACACTTGTACACTAAAAGTGGAGCGTGAGATTGTTGAAAAGAATGGTAAAACTTATAAGAATTTATTTCTCATCGTTCCTAAGTTCAATGGAGAAGTTAAAAAGATTTCTCTATATGATCTTAATGGCTATGCTCGTGAGTTTATTAATGATTATTTAGATTCTGTTAAGTAGTTTTAGAAGGGTAGAGATCTATGAAAAAGGTATTTATGTTTATTTTGACATTTCTAATATCTTTACAGGTAGTTTCTCTACCCGTTTTTGCTTCTGGTACTGTTACTGCTATTCCATACGATAGTATGGATGCTTATGCTTATTTCTCTTCTAAAGGTTTAATTAATTTTTCTTCTTCTGGTGTTCCGTCAAATATAGTACATACTGTTCCTGATAAAGAGTCCACTATTAATTGTTATGGTTCTCGTCAGTCGGAAAAATATTCTGCTGAAGAAAAGAAAAATTATAATTTTTATTGTAAAGCGTATGATGGCTATTCTGGTTATTATACTGAAAATAATTTTCTTTCTATGTCTTATCCTACTGTTTCTGGTAGATGGCGTTATACAGGTACGTATGATCCTAGTTCTTTTGTTTCTTTTGGTGGTTATCAGGGTTATATTTATCTTGAATTTCTTTCTACTGTACAAGTTTATGGTGATATTTATATAGCTGGTGAGCATACACCCGTTCATTCTCATGTTGAGAATTTATTAATTCAATATGTAGCTAACTTTAGGGGTGTATCTTATTTTCATTACGTTTTTAGATTTAAGTCTACTGATCCTTATTTCTCTATAGACTTTTCTCGCTTTGTTGATAAAGATGTGACTGTTGTTCCTATTCTTTTAAAACCTGAATCTTTTTTAACTGATATTGAGCGTGCGCGTTTCGGTCTTCCTACTTCTACTCAACAAGCTATATATGATTTGAAAGCTATTACTGTTCAGAAATTTGATGAATTAATTTCTAATTTAGGTGGTGTTCCTAGTAGTGATCCTGATTTAAATCAGCTTCTTTCTACTATATCTGTTAATAATAAGAATTATGATTCTACTAATAAGAATTTTAATGATTTAGAAAATTCTTTTTCTAATGACATGAATAATAGTTTAACTTCTATTGATTCTAATCCTAAATTAATTACTAATTCTAAGTTTATTAATTCAATGAAGTTTGTTTCTGATTTATACACTAAATTGGTTATTGATACTCCTTTTGAACAGATTTTAATGTTTACTGCTACTTTAGGTATTGCTTTAGTTTTAATTGGAAAGTTGAGAAATAGGTGATGTTAGAATTTATTAAAACTCTTTTAGGTACTTTTGGTTCTTTGTTTACTTTTTTTTGGAATTTTATTTCTTCTTTATTTAATCTTTTTTCTAAATTACCTTCTTTTATTCTTTTTCTTACTAATAGTATTGCTTTACTTCCTATGATTCTGATTCCTTTTATTACTGCTGCTATTAGTATTTACGTTGTTTTGTTTATTGTTGGGAGAAATTAAATGGGTGAAGCTCTTACTTTGTTGTTTCAAATTTATTCTAAATTCATTGAATTTATTTTTGATAAAGCTGAAATTTTGAATGGTGTTACTTTAGGTTGGATTGCTTTAAGCGTTCTTATCTTTAGTGTTTTGATTAAGTCTCTTATGGCTGTTCCTTCTCGGGCCCAAGGTCATTCTTTTGGTGATAGTCCGACTGTTAAGTATTTAAAAAAGAAAAATGGTGATTGATATGGATAATGGTTGCACTGTTTCTTTCGATGGTGATCAGGGTGGTACTTATTTTGTTCCTTGTAATGTTGTTAAATTTTTAAGTGATAAAGATTTATCTTCTTCATGTTCTGAAACTATTTATTTATTTCGTGATTTATCTTTAGAACATTTTAAGATTTCTTGTTCTTCTTATTCTTTACCTTCGTATGTAGATTCTAATCATACTGTTCATTCTATTTCTAATGTGTCTAATATTCGTTTTAATGCTATGTCTAATGTTTATCGTAATTTAGATTATGTTTACTTATTTGTAGCTTTTATCGTCTCTGTATATTGTCTTTTTAAAATGTTAAGGGGGTTTGTAAGATGATAGATCAGATCATGGTTTTTCTTGGTAAGAATGATTATCCATTTTTGAGTCAGTTTCTTAGTGTTGTTGTTCTTACTGTAATTGTTTTAGTAGCTCTTAATATTCTTCAGTCTACTCTTTTTTGGGTAGGTGGTAAGAGATGATGATACAGGTTGTTACTTTCGTTTTTAAGCTTATGACTGATTGGGTTAATTTAGTTTCTTCGTCTTGGTTGTTAAGTATATTTGTGTTGTTCAGTATTATTGCACTTGTTGTAAATTTAGTTGTTAATAGTACTGCAAATAAACAGTAGAAAGGGGGAAATCATGGAAGCTTTATTAGCTAGTATTGCACTTGTAGCTGCTGAGATTTTTAAGTATGTTGGTACAATTGCTACTACAATTACTTCTACACCATTATTACTACTTACAGTTGGTTTCTTGGTTGTTGGTGGTGCTGTTGGTATTTTTGGTCGTTTATTATCTAGAAATTAGTTAGGAGGTTGTTTTTATGGAAGGTGGTGTAGTTAATCCTATGGTTGAACTTCTTAAATCTATTGGTTATGTAGCTACTGCAATTTTTACTTATGTTGGTACTATTGCTAGTACTATTACAAGTACTCCGTTATTGTTACTTACCGTAGGTTTCTTAGTTGTTGGTGGTGCTATCGGTATTTTTGGTCGTTTGCTCTCAAGAAACTAAGTAGAAAGGTGGGAGCTTATAATATAAGCTCCCTTTGTTTATGGATGTTAGTTTAATTATTAATTTTGTTATTAACGCAATTAAGATGATTTATACATCTAATTTTGTTTTAATTTTTTTCGGTTTTGTTCTTGTTGATTGTTTGTTTTCTTTTTTTACTAGAAGGTTAATGTGATGTTTAAATTTATTCTTATTTTGTTTTTATTCATGTTTTTGTTTTTAAAACTTACTAATAAGTATGTTAATCCTTATAAGCTTATTATGATTTTTGGTAAAAAGGGTAGTGGTAAAACCACTACTTTAACAAAGATAGCATTAAAAGAATTAAAAAGAAAGCATAAAGTTTATTCGACTGTTGAAATTCCTAGCACTTATCTTTTCAATACTGATGATATTGGATCTTTGACTTTTGAACCTGGTTCTACTGTTTTAATTGATGAAGTTGGTATGATTTGGGACAATCGCGATTTTAAAAATTTTAAGCCACAAGTTAGAGATTTTTTTAAATATCAGAGACAATATAAGCTTAAAATCTATTTGTTTAGTCAGACTTTTGACATTGATTTGAAGCTTAGAAACTTAACTGATGAGATGTATTTACTTTCTAATTGTTTTCGTGTTTTTTCTGTAGCTCGTCGTATTTCTAAGAAGATAACTATTAAAGAATGTGCTGATGGTACTAGTACTCTTTCCGATACTTATGAATTTTATCCTTTATTGTTTGGTGGTTTAAAGTTTACTTTTATTCCTCGGTATACGTCTTTCTATAAATCTTATGATCCTAAGAAATTAGCTTATATTAATGGTACTTATTTGGAATTAAATGATGTTCAGAAACGTTATTTAAGTAGTCGTAAATGGTTTTTTGATAAATTTAAAATCGGTTTTATTAAGTTTATTGATTTTCTTAAGTCTGCAGTGCGCCCACGCAGTCGCACTGCAACGAAAAAAGTAGAAGGGTAGTATTATTATGTTTTTATTAAAATCGTTCTTAAAGCTTTTGTATTTGCCTTCTAAAGTTATTTATCATTTGATGATGATTGTTTTGATTCCTTTTCCAAAGTTTAGAAAAATTTTTAGTATGTGTTTTTATGTTTATCGTAGGTGGTTATATTTATGAAATTTAAAACATGTGGTTATTTAGATAAGTTTGATACTGTTGGTGGTCTTATTAAGTATTTGAAACGTAATCATTTATTAGAAGATTCTATTGTTTATGTGATTGGTTTTGATGAAGAACGTTTGTATTCTATGTTTGATTATGATGATTTAAAGTTTTTATTATCTAGTTTCGGTAATAGTTCTTATTATAATTGTGATCATTGTTGTGTTTCTTCTGATGTTGGTTACACAGTTGATTTTTACCAGATAATGTTAACTGATTCTTTACCTAAAGTTGGTGATTTATTTTTACAAGCTTATCCACATAAGTATGAAAATACAGATAAAAAATAGTTATAATTTCGAAAAAAATTATAACGTTAGCTCTGCTAATTTTTTATATGTATTTGGCAAGCGTAAGCGCGCAAGTGTCGATTATTTTTGTAGCAAAAATAGTGAGGCTTCTATTACTTGATATAAGCCTCACTATTCAAAGTAATGATTTTATCAAAGATAATTTTTAGGGGGGTCTATGTTATGTGAAAGACAAGATGTCGTACGTTATTATGATTCTCGTTTAACGTTGTTTTCTGACGGAAAATTGGTCATCCGTGATTATGATTCTGCTATACAGAAGATACCTAATGGTTTTGAAGAATTACCAGGAGAATTACCAGGAGAATTAGTTACTCATTCATCAAAAAAAGAACGTGATAAGTTTGGATCATGTCGCTTTGATAATTTGTTTAGAAGTAGAAAATTAGTTATTGATTTAGCATACGAAAATAAGGATATCTGGAAATCGTTTTTAACTCTTACATTTGCTGAAAATGTAAAGGATATTGATTTTGCGAATAAGTGTTTTAATTCTTGGTTAACTTCGGTTAGACAGTCATTTTTTGATTTTGCATATTTATGCGTTCCTGAATTTCAGAAGAGGGGAGCTGTTCACTATCATTTATTATCTAATTTAGAGGTAGGAGGGGAGTTACTTCCAATCCAAAACGAAAAAAAGCATATGTATGATGTTAAGTATTGGAAATATGGTTTTACTTCTGCTTTTGATTTACGCTTAGCTGATGATAAATTTAATGTTTCTCTTTATGTTTGTAAGTACTTGTACAAGGATATTGATAATCGGCTTTTTGGTCGTAAGAAGATAATGCATAGTCGCAATTTGAATTTACCTAAAGTTTCTACGATTTTACAAAATAATTCTTATGTTCAATCTATTTTAGCGCATATTATTGATGATAAAGAAATTATAGAGTTTAAATTTGATTCAAAGAAAAAATTTCAAGTTGGTTTTAAGGAGCAAACAGTTTTTCTCTCTAATGATGAAATGAAGAAAATTGATTTCTTATTTACTTAATTTTTTATTGGTAGTATATTTATGGTGTAAGGAGGTATCAATTTTATGTTAACGAAGTCGGACTATCGTTCGTACTTCGCTAAGTGTAAGAAATACATTAAGTTTAATTCTTTTCTTAAAGATTTAGGTATTAATCAGTCTGCATTTTCTAAGTTTATGAAAGATGATTTATTT